CATCCTGGGATCAATGATGACCTGTTTAATAAGGGAATGCTGTCTAAGTTAAAAGCATTGTTCTAACAAGTTGGGAGCTTCGGCTCCCTCGGAGGATTTTATGAGATTGAACTTTGACATTGAAGCTGATAACCTCTTACGAGGGGTGACGCAGGTGTGGATGTTAATAGCTGAAGATGTCGACACAGGTGCTCGCTATGAGTACTTGAAAGGTGACACCGGTTGGAAAGAGTTGTTCGACAACGCCACAGAAGTCTCTGGCCATAACATTATTAACTACGACCTTGCTGTGCTTAAAAAGCTTTATGGGTATGTACTTCCGAAGTCTGTAAAGATCGTAGATACACTCTTATATAGTCAAATCCTAGACTACAAGCGTTTCGGAGAGCGTGGGCATAGCCTTAAGATCTGGGGTGAAGCATTCGGCTTTCCAAAGCAGCCCTTTGAGGACTTTACACAGTTTAGCGAAGAAATGCTAGGATACTGCCGTAATGACGTTGACCTTGGTGTTAAGGTGTATAAACGTCTAATGGAAGAGTATGCAATTTCTCACGAGCTTACTAAGAAGTACCTTGAGAATGAGCACTATGCAGCCCGTTGGGTTAGCATGGGAAATATGCATGGTTGGCCTTTTGATAAGGAAGCTGCTCAGAAGCTTTTTGACGGACTTCACGCTAAGAAGGTTGATATTGAAACACAGCTTGAACAAGTCATGGGCTTACGGTCAGTGATTGTTGACAAGACGGTCGGTGCTGAGGAGGCTGTTCCGAAATCCCCTAAGTTCAAAAAGGACGGAGGCTATGATCATCACACTTGCAGGTGGTTTGGTATCGAGTCTTTTATGGGGCTGATGGAAGAGTGGGAGCTACCTGTCAGTGGTGAGTACTGCCGCGTAGAGTTCCGCCCGTTAAAGCTGTCAAGTACAGACGATGTTAAGGTCTTCCTTTTCAGACATGGCTGGGTTCCATCAGAGTTTAACTGGGTGCGTGATAAACACACAGGTGAGCTACGTCAAACATCTCCTAAGATTGTTGAAGAAGACTTGGCAATGCTTGGCCCAGAGGGAAAGCTATACTTAGACTACTTAACTATCGTAAGCCGTTACGGCATCCTCCGAACATGGCTTGCGGAAGTTGACGATAAAGGAATGTTACATGGTGACTGTATGCTTGTTGGAACACCAAGTATGCGCTCCAGACATTCTATTATTGTCAATGTCCCTTCTGCTGATTCTGTATATGGGGCTGATATGCGTAAGCTGTTCGGGTGCCTCCCCGGGTGGAAGCTTATAGGTTGTGACTCAGCAGGTAACCAGGCGCGTGGCTTAGCACATTATCTTGGAAATGCTGAGTTTACGGAACTGATCTTGCACGGTGATATTCACACCTATAACGCTGAGAAGCTTACTGAGGTATTGCGGGAGATGTATAAAACTTCACCTGTGACACGCAAGACCATAGATGCCAAGGCGTTAGAGTATCGAAGGAACTTTAGTAAAACCATCACAACACTGCCCGCCATGATAGAGAAGGAAACAAACGAAGAGTCTAGAAAAGAGCTTGAGAAAAAGTTGAAAGGGGCTGTTGCAGATTTGGAGCGACTTGATACAACAGGATTCTTTGTGATGCGAAGCTCTGCTAAGCGTATTCTCTACGCCTTCCTATTTGGTGCGTCTGGCGGTAAGTTGTGGAGCTATGTGTTTGATTATATCAACGTACAACTTGGTAAAAAGATGCGAGATGGCTTCTTGGCTGCAGTCCCTGGGTTTAAAGACTTGGAAGATAAGCTAAAACGTTACTATAAGAAGACGGTGGACATTGGTGGCGAAGGTCGCGGGTATATTCCCAGTGGTGCAAAGAATAAAATCTATGTAGATTCGACGCACAAACTGCTGGTATATTTATTGCAAGCACTTGAGAAGATTACATGCACCGCAGCCCTGCGTTACACAATGGACCACCTAGAAGCAGAAGGTATCCCGTACATACCCTGTATCTTCTACCATGATGAAATTGACTTCATGGTGCCTGAAGAGTTTGCAGAGCGTGCGATGCAGATTGGCGTAGATGGCTTCAGAGATGGGCCGAAGACTTTTAATGTACAAATCATGGACGGAGGTGGTAAAATTGGAAAAGACTGGTATGATGTCCACTAATGCGTTAACTGCAGAGCAATACTTGCTTATACAGTTGATACAAGAGCTTGCTGAGTTGCAGCAAGAAGTCACCAAGATGCTCATGTTCACACCGCACCATGTGTGTCGGACATGCGCTGTGTCTAATAACATGCGTGCAAATAACGAGTATAATGATGTAATCGGGTTGGTAGAAATGTTGCAAGACATGCCAAGCGGCTTACATTACGATCCTAGGCGCATACAAGCTAAGAAGGAAAAAGTGCTTTACTATATGCGGGAGCATGCTATCCCCTTGGGGACATTGATCAGTATTCCAGAGGAGCTATTAAAAAAATGCTAGCGATAATTGACGGTGACATGCTGGCTTACAAGGCTTGTTTTAAAAGACCTGCACCTATTAACCAGCCGCTACGTGATCTCGACGATGAGGGTGAGATGGAAATTTACCCATACACACCTGGTGAAGACGCGGCTTATATTGAGCTGTGTTGGAATAATTGCCAAAGGCATTTACTTGATTTACCGGCGGAGGTATTTGCGACAGAGACAATAGTTGCTGTAAAAGGAGATTATAACTATCGTGACGATCTTTATCCACTGTACAAGGCAAACCGCAAAGACATTCCAAAAGCGCGACAAAACATAGCTGTCCCAGTGATACGTCAAAGGTTAATTGACAGTGGTATTGCATATCCGGCTCACGGGCGTGAAGCTGATGACATGTTACGCATTTGGAGTGAGCAAGCGACCATGCACGGTATTGCCCATGTGATTATCTCAGGTGATAAAGATCTATTGTGTATTCCCGGTAAGCACTTTATCATGCACAAAAAGACATTGGTGGTGGTGACACCTATTGAGGCACATCGGCACTACTACACGCAACTTCTTAAGGGTGATCCTACGGATAATATCCCGGGCGTTCCTAAGATTGGCGATGTACGCGCTAAAATGCTGCTTGAGAACTGCAACAATGAAGAAGAGATGCAAGAAGTTGTAATTGATGCGTATATTCGTGCCTACCATGACGACTGGCTCCCTATGCTACTAAGTAATGGTAAAATGATTCATATTCAGAAACACGAGAATGACTACTTTCACTTACAGGACTGGCCAATTGCGAGGGAGCTTAGAAATGGACTATGACAAACTTTTAAAAGACATCTATGGGATTGCATATGCTGCTTGCCAGCTATGCCCCTGTGTAGCAACGTGTGGCTTGGAGGTTTTATCAGCAGATTATGTGGCAAAGGGAATACAAGACCCTAAGGCGATGTTGAAGATTGTCAATATGACACGTGAATCTGTTAAACTGCTAAATAGTAGGGGTTTTACTAACACCACTATGCTTGACAAAGTTTTACAACAATTAATAGAGGTAGAGGCTGATGTTTCTAAATGGTAAGTGGGAGTTTCCCGAGCAAATGGGCGGTAAAGAGTACGTAGGCTTTATCTATGCAATTTATGATACAGTCCTCAAGCGTGCATATCTTGGTAAAAAGCTATACCGAGGCCACGGTGCGTTGAACAAGGGTAAAGAGAGTAACTGGAAGACGTACACCTCGTCTTCTAAGCTTATTCAAGAGATTATGGCACACCGACCGCCTGAAGAGTTCGAATATATTTGTATCGAGCAGTACAAGGCGAAGGGTGCCTTGGCGTATGCAGAGACATGGTCACTGTGTTTAGTTGAGGCACCTACTAGTGTAAAGTGGTATAACACTCGCATTGAAGCAATCTCTTGGAGTGTTAAAGAGGGTATCACTGATCGTCACAAAGCGCGTATTGGGAAAATTAATGCATTAGTACAAGGAGGTTAATATGTGCAAGGGTACCCGCGTAGTTGCAATAGCTGCAATAGTTGTGATATTTATGACGCTACTAGCTCTCATGCTAGGCAAGGCGTACAACATAGTTACAATGTACGGATTCTCGACGGAAATGCCTTCAGACGACTTGCTATTCTTAGTTGTCGTAGGCTTTCTGATTTCAGCGGTAATCAAAGGACTCGTAGCCAATGACTAAGCCATCGCGTGAAAAGAATCGTGCGATCAAAAGCAAGATGCCTTGTGCAAAATGCGGATCATCTGATGCAGTGACCTTGTATGACGATGGTTCTTCTTTTTGCTTTTCATGCAAGAACTATAAGAAGGATCATCATGATGACAACGAGAGTGGCGAGAAGAATCTGACAGATGACTTTGCATTTGTAGAGCGCATACCTGTGAACTCCCGTAAGGTGTCTGCTAGTGATGTAAAGGGCTTTCCTGTCATAGGGATATCTAACAGAGGGCTGACAAAAGAAGTTTGCGAATTCTACGGTGTCCATGTCGAGATTGATGCTAATAGACAAATCTTGAAACACTTCTACCCGTATGGAGAGGATAGCTACAAGGTACGCACCGTTGCAACTAAGGATTTTATTTGGATTAACAAATCAGATACTTTGTTTGGTCAAAATAAATTCCCTGGTGGTGGCAAGCGCGTGATCGTGACGGAGGGCGAGATTGACGCAATGTCAGTTGCGATTATGTCTCTCAAACAATACGGTCAAGTATACCCGGCAGTTTCTGTACCGAGTGCCACTGGGCTTAGTTCCCTACTGGCACAGCGTGAGTGGTTACGTACTTTTGATGAAGTCGTTCTTGCTTTCGATATGGATGAAGCTGGGCAAGGAGCTATTGCAGAAGCTGCTCGTATAGTCGGATTCGACAAGGTCAAAATTGCAAAGTTACGCAAGAAAGATCCTAACGAAA